GCTATACTCGCGCTCTTTAGACTGAATAGCTTCCTCTCGCCCTCTAATTGCGACTTCTCTTTCGACAAGGCGCGCAAGACCGTCTTCAACTCCCTTATTTTCTGGCGTTGGCGGCGTAGCCTCTGGCGCAGTCTCTTTAATTTGGTCTTGAGTTGGTGTTTGGTCACTTGGGGTGGCCTCCGTATTATCCGTGCTAATAGAATCGATACTAGTTTGGAGATTACTGGAGTCAAACTCCTTAGAAATCTCAGAAATAACATCGGTGGCAGCGGAGTCTAGTTCAGTTGGTGCCCAGTTAGGCTTTAATTCAGTCATTATCGTCCTTAATTAGGTTTGGCGGGCCCAAGGCCCATAGTTTCAGGAACAGGAACGGCATTAGGGCCAGGTGCTTGTGCAGGTGCCATAGGTCCAACCGGCCCCATAGGAGGCATCTGCGGAGGGGCAAGTCCTGGCATAGATTGAGACAGTGGGGTTGGTTCTTGCTGTGGTTCCATACCAATTTCAAGAATTGCCCTGGCCTCAGTAATCCAGTTAATAAAATTCATCTCAATTTCAGGATCCACATCATCGTATTGCTTTAAATTAAGAGCAGCCAACGATACGAGCTGAACACCTTGAACCAGATCCTGAATAGGAGTAGGCGATTCATATTTACCTTCTTCTAATAACCCAATAACCCTACGTATATCCGCAGCAGCCGCGGCCTGAATGGATAGTTCAGCCTCATCATCTGGGTGCCCAAGCTCTAAACGATATTGCTCCGGGGTTATAAGACCCATACCAAGCTGTTTCTCAAGCTCGTCTCTAATGGCCGAGGGCGTAGAATCATAGATAGATGTGGCCTCAAGTTGTAACACATAGGCCTCTTTATCTATATCTATATCCTTCCACTCTATTTGTTCCATTTGAGCCCTATTACGAGGCCCACCAGAACTAAACCAAGTAGTTTTGGCATTGACCCCAGAAGCGTGCATGGTCTTAATTATTAGTTCGGCAATATCCAAAAAGAACCGCTCATAGCGCTGGGCCGGATCCGCTAATCGGTCATCTTGAATTGCATTAAACTGGCGGAAAGCCGGAGCAGAGTCAAACCGAGCACTCTGTGGTACTTCGGCCTTGCTTGTAAGGTTCGAAAGACCGAACTGATCAAGACAAATACGAACCTGTCTATCACGCTCATTATAAAGCTCCGCTGAAATAGCCGGCCAGGTAATTGCCTCTGGTTTAATGCCCGTGTACTTAATGAACCGGGCCACCATGTTATCTATTTCAAGTGGATTAACGCGCGAACCCTCTGCGATAAGCACGCGGGGGCGAGCCATAAGATCCTGCGCGTCTCTGATAACATCATTAATCTCAGTAAGACGAATTTGATACGGTAGGATCTGTTCCACTGCCGAGGGGGAGTAAAAACCATTTACTGGGTGCTGCCAATTGAAAATAGCAAATGGGGGTACATCTAGTTTGTACTCCGAATCCCTTAGTATCTTATTCTGAACTGCCGCTATATATCGACCCGTCCCATATTCCGTCGATAACTGCCAGCCTTCCACAACCACAACATAACCCATACCAACAGTACGGTACTCAAGATAATCGGTAGTGCGAGCAATGCTCTCAAGTTCCTGTACAAAGTCATCATGGCTCATCCCATCTTGTTTAAAGGTAGAAGCCACAACTTCAGCAGGTAATACGCGCCTACGATAGTAATGACGAGCCCTACCCGAAGATACAACTTCCATCTGATCAACGATAAGTTCATCTGGGAATACCCGTTCTAGATATATTTTATCATCTTCCACACAACAATAAAGGGCACCCAGACCAAAGATACAAGCATCTCGGAAACAGACTTTGGCTTTCTCATAGACTCGATTTCTAATAAACTCACCGTATAAGAACTTATCTAGCTTTTTGGCTTGGGTACGGAGTTTCCAGGAACCACCTCGAGTCTGCGGGCGCGCCTTAGGTTTATTTTTTCCAATCTGTGCGACCAGTGTATCAACAACCATGAGGACTAGATTCTCTCCAACCCTTTGTATAGGTGCCAATGACGCCCGGTATAACGCACTATTTCCCCAATCGAATGCGGCAAGCTCACGGTTAGAATAAAGCTGGGCCGACCAAAGGTTCTGTTCATGGACTTCTCGCTGTACATTCTCTAAGTTGCGAACTGTATGAATTAGTGAATTAGCTCTTTGTCTCTGAATTTCGTCATCAGGTAGGTCAGAGTTGCGCCTATCGGGTGGCTCCCACCAGGCCCAATTATTAGTCTCGGGCCCCTTAGATTGTCCATACTGACCCTCAGTAGTAGCTATTTCACCAAAATAAGGCATTACTTATCTTCTTTACCCGGGAACTTGGGTACTATTCCGCCTGGCCATAGACTAGGTTCTTCCCAGATAGACTTAGGGGGATCAGCCTGAATAAACTCTGTACGAACCTCTTTTACTTCAATCTTGGGTTCTAACTGTGGCTGTACTTCATCTTTAACCTCATCCACTATAAATCGAACATGTATTCCAAACCCAGCAAACTCCTCAACCCCACGATCCTGCAAAATATCTAAAAATGCATCCAGCTGCTCAGGACTAGTTATCATTAGAAAACCCGTTTGGGCTCCGTTTGAGTCTTCCATTTGCACCCCTTGGAATATACCACTCATTATTCGTATTTATATCCACGTGTTTCCTAGTCCAGCCCTTGATGCCATGAGGATCATTAGTCTGTCCTCTACGTCTCTCCAGGGCCGATAACAAATCCCGCTCTTCCTTTGCAACTCTCAAGGGCTCGATTGCGCTCATAGACCAGAAGTGATAAGAGAAACGATAGAGATAAAGTAGTGCATCGCAAAGGTGGTTGGGGCAGTGAGGATCTTCCTTCAGCTTGCCCGTTCGACTCAATACTATCTTTGATTCGCGAGATAGGTCCCATTGGAGGCCTGCCAATTCATGTGCAAGATCACTTCCAGGAATAATTTTAATTCTTCCGCAGGCAAAGTCCGAGTTGACCAACTCAATGTGGTCATTCTTTTCAGTCTTCTTTGCCGGCTCAATTCCAAGGCCATAGCGCTGATTAAGAGTCTCGATGAGCATCTTTGACCCGCCGCCAGCTGTATCAGCAACAATAGCGTCTGGGTGCCCGTATCGTTCAATGACCTCGTATATCTCATCAAAGAAACTATCCAAGGTAAGGCCCGGGGACTTAAAATCATAAACATGCCTTAATTCTTTTAGGGTCTCTGAATATGCACATAAGACAAGTGCCGAGTCATCTACGTAGCCGAGGTCAAGCCCCATAACGTAGTGCCAAGGCCCCTGCGCTGGATCTAAGCCCGATGGATTATCCCGAGTCTTCTTAGGCGCCCAGGTAACACTGCCATCGTTCTTATACGAGGCCCAAGAGTACACTAAGTCCGTGGCATCAGTGACCCACTCACCCAGATACTCGCGCCGCCAAGTAGGATGATCATCACTCCAGCCCTGGCGCTTCTTATTATTAATGGCACGTTCCCACTGCCGCGGTGCCGCTAAATTATCCTGAATGCCCCACGTATGAAGGCGCCAAAGATCCTTCTTATATGAGTCATCCAACTCAGTAAAGGCCGTACCCTCTTCCTCGTCAACGTGTACGCAGGTAGGTAGGCCTTCGGTAGTACGACTAAACGAGGCCGTGGATTCGAAAAAGGTACCAACCGGAATTGAACCTGGAGTGCCCGATAGGATAAGTACGCCATCACGCGTCATTAACCCTGGCTCGAGAACATCCCTAATAAGTTCGTTTAAAAGCTCCGGTGCGAAAGATTTGCATTCGTCAACAACTGCAAGGTCAGCCTCTGCGGCTGCACCACGCAAGCGCTCAATGTCCGCGATAGTTTCAGCGCCAGCGAGTCTCCCACGAGCCCCGTTCTGATGGGTCCATACAGTGTCAGTAGAATTGAATTTAAGTCCCAATTCATAACGCTGGTTCTGTCTAAATAACCCTCCTGGAGCCCCAGACCAAAAGTTCTCCTTAGTCGACTTAAGGGTTAAGCTAATAATAAGAATACGAGAGTTTGGATGAGTCTCGCCAAACCAGAGGGCCGCCGAGGTTAGCGCAAAACTCTTACCACTACGGCGAGGACACCTAATAGAAAGGTAATGATGCCCCAGCTTAATAGAATCAATAACCCGCCTCTGGACTGGATTGGCCCCCTGATATATGTCCTCAGCTCTGGAACGTTGAACAGCTTTGGCAACCTCAACCTTTTCACCCTTCTTGCGTAAATTAGTAAAAAAGTGGGACACTACTTAACAATAATCCTCTTACCTATCGTATACTTTTCTGTATTATCAGTTAAGTCCTTCTCTTCTTTAATCGGAGGGGCAAACTCCCAATAATGGACCCTGCTTAAATCATAGGCCCTATTCCCAATCCGAATACACTTATATTCCTTGTCGTACCAGATCTGAGGGCAGTACCACTCGCTTCCATCGGGCATGGTACGCCTAGTCTTAGAAGCCGCCATAATTTGAAGCGTAGAGGCCCCTGGAATAGCCGTGATTGCATTAAACATAACAACCCCCACTCCAACCCAGGTCTTATTGGGCTCGGGCACTGAGGGCATTATAGGGCCTTTCTGCGGGCTATTTCCGGTACGTGTCTCCATGACTTCAATTCCTTAAATGGGAGTTTATGAGTTATAAAGCCTGGCTTAATACCCCTGAGGTCCCCAATAAGCCGCTCAGCCAACCCCAGGCCCAGGTATGGGTCTTTGATATAGAGGTAATGAAGAACCGTCCGATCCTCCTTAACCTCTCCGCATACCCAGCCAATAATTATATCTTCCTTGCCCTCGGGATAAGCTACAAGTAAATCGGCCCCCCTAGCCAGCAAGTCCTCTATTAAAGTCCGTTGAGTCTCAAAGTAAAGATGGTTTGGAATACAGCCGGCGTATTTATTAATCCGCCAGGACTTCATCCAAGAATCAAAAATAAAGGGTAGGTCTTCAGCTACCCGCTTGCGTACTAGGATCTGCATCTATTGGCTCTATCTTAGCGTACCCATTCTGATCTAATGTAATCTTGCCCTGACCCACTAACCACCATTTAGGGCTATATTCGGGTGCCTCTAAATCCGCTGCCGAAGCCATCATAACCCCGCTAACCAGGCAGCCCCTACATATAATCTCCCAGGAATGGTCCATGGCCGTAATAGAACAAAGGCGCGGGGTCTCCTGTGGGCGATTGAAGTGAAGTCTAAAAACTCCGGTGTAAGTCCAGCTAGAGTCCGAGGGCATTAAGCACCTTCTTTAAATCGGCGGGCTCTAAGGCTTTCAAATATCCAATCACAGCATTCCTTTCATCGGTCGAAGACATTGAATCAGCAAACTCCTTGGCAGCCTTGTCATACCTTATCTTGGCGGCTAGGGCATCATTGTACGCTGAGGTCAGGTACCGTAACTTACGCGCATCTGCCTCAGGAAACCCAGCCCCACCCATCCCCACGGTCTTAGTAATAGCCTCCTCCATCTTCTCTCGCGCCCAGGTTAAGAGCTTAATCATCTTATCTAGCTCTTCCCCAAGCTTAACATGCCGCTCTCTCATATTGGCTAACTCACGCGTCCAACCCTCAAAATTTAATTCAGGCACTTGCTACACTCGCCTTCTAACAACTCCTAGGGTATAGTACCCCATTGATCCAGTCATTAAAGCCTAGTGCACACCAACAACGCGCGACGCTTCGTCCTCTCTTCACTTCGTTACGATTCGGGCCCTGGCTATTACCCTGTGCGTTCTTTTATAGGGGACGATTACTCTAAACACTTTCGGGCTCCGTGACCAGTCGCCCTCGTGTTATCCCGTACCGCTCCTCACTCCCGTTCGTCTCTATCTCTTCCCCTATAAAAACCAGCAACCTGTCGTCTGCCTCATTCCTCGTCTTAACGCGTGCGCGTATTATATCAAAATTTAAATTAAATGTCAAGAGAAATCGTACTCACCTTTCAAAATGTTACAAAACTCACTCACGTTCGTATAGTCCAACTAGACAACCTCACCTTATTAGACTACATTATCCTACATACACTGGCCTACAAATAGCTTCTATCGCTCACTCTCGTTCGCTCCAGTCGCAGTACTTTCGGCTCCGGGCTGCACGCCCTCTGCCTACAAACAAGGCTAATACTAGAAAGGTGGGATAGATACCTACATCGCGGGGCCCTA